CTTCGACCACCAAAGACAGTTTCATGGTGTCGATCAGCCGTAATATGTGTTGGCCAGACCGGGACGCTAAGTGTTCTAGCTGTTTAGCGGCTGTGGCAAACTTCCGGGAGGCGGCCGTGGACAAGATGGCTTGTTGGCCCACGGTACTGACACCTTGTTCTCTAACACCGGCCAGTGACCTAGCGTAAGTACCAAGTTCCAGGTCTTTATCAATCCACGCCTCTGATTCAAATACGTAGCGTGGTAATTGCTGGACTTCCATCCAGCCGACCTCGCCGCGGCTAGAGACTTCTAATATATCCCCACGGGCGCGTTGTTCTTGGAGTTCCGCGGCATCCCCAGTCGTGACCATGGGGTTAAAGGCCGCTTCGATCACCGCGTTATGTCTAGCGGCTGATTCCTGGGCTTGCGCCTTCAGCGTGTCTCTGGCGTGGTCCAAGATCCCGACCGCCAGGAACGATGGGTTGAACTCTTCTTGTTCGGTGGGTTCTTGGCCATAACCGGCAAATGCATGTGCGTAAGGGATAAACCCCCAGGAGTTACGTTCTACGAACAGCATATCTCCGGCCGTGGTAGCCATGGCGTGCCATTGTTCGCTCCAATACTCGTCGCACTGCACCATCTTGTAGGGATTCTCATCGTAATCGTAGACATCTACCTCGACGCTACGGCCTCGGGTGCGTTGATCGGCGCGTGTTTTCGTCAGTAGATACAGGTCATAAGCCGTCCGGTAGTCATGGCGCACCCCCACACGCGGGTCTTTCCGTAGGGGATCCAGAAGGACGCGCGCCGGGTGGTGCGCCACTGTGCGGAAAGGCATCATGGTCTTTCGTTGATGCTCCCAGACGCGGATACGCATATCAAAGTCTTCGGTATCCTCACCGCGCAACTTACGCGGTTTATTCTTTCGTCTGGCCAGGCAGTCACCATCGACGCTGGTCTCGACTACAGCGTACCCATATAAGAGTAGGTGCTTCCCGACCTGCTTCCAGGTGAGGCTGGTTTCGAGCGCAGCCGCTTCATTCAAGATAGCGCGCAAGGCGGGTTCTACTCTGTCGGCGCGTCGTTTGTGTTCTTCCCCTTCACCGGCCGGGAGTCTGTGGATAGATGGTTCGTGGGCTAGTTGGTGATCAACGGCGTGGTCCACGGTCGAACGCGCCCGCATTGGTTTATACCAATCGGGACGATCCATATTCTCAGGCCATAAGGGAAACGTCCGGTTGTAGTACCGGTCGACATCTGCCCATTTAGCCCGGGCGTCGGACCAGAGATCAAAAAGATGCTTCCGGTGGGTCCGGATGGAGTCAACTGTTGGTTTTGGTTCTTGTTCTGGCAAAACTACCACCGACTTCTAGCGAGTGAACTTCGTTTCATGATACTGCCCCAAGAGTCATCCATGTTACTGCGTACTGGCCGACCCATGGGTCTGGCGTACCGCCGCATCTGCCAGGCGATACCGACCGCCATCGGGTAGTCGTCGTGCGCTCCGCGTGCGCCTTCGATGCGGCCTTCCTTCTCTGGGTTTCTGATCACCGAATAGAACTGGGACAGTCCGGCTTGGGACGGTACGGTGATCAGTCTGGAATTCACAGCTTCGATCAGCTCGCCCCAAAGCAGCCAGCGATTACGTTCATCGGTGTGCCATCCTGCTTTTTCGCTCTCACGATAATACAAGGAGGGATATCTTGCAGCTTGAGCGGATGCAATCGTGAGTATTCCGGCGTCGTTATCTTCGATAGCCCATATAGGATGGTGATAGCGTGCGAGTAAGGCCATAGATGCAATGGCAAGTTGGTCTGGGGGGATAAGGTTATTTTGTATATCGGCCACGACGTAGCCTGTTTTAGTGTCAAGGACGACTGTGATTGCGTCATCTTGTCCTGTACCCCTTGATGTATCACTGGCTGCTGCGTAGGTCTTACCAGGATGGAAATCTTGATAGATGTTTGCGACTACGGTGCCGGTGGGCATGTTTATCACCGGCGTACGCACATCTTCTTGCATCAACTTAAGTGTATCGTGGTCAAACGCCGCGATAGTTCTGGGCGGTGACAGTGCTTCTTCGTCACTAGCGGGGTATTCTTTCTCAAATAGGCTCTTATCAGCGTACTCGGCCCGGCGCGCCTCATACCAGGCGTTATCCCGGTCCGGCCGTACGTTCCACCCATAAAACACCCGAGTGAACCCGTTATAAGGTACTTCTTTATAAGTAGACTTAAATAGGGTATTCATCCGCATGGCATTAGACGTAGAGACAAGGACCAACTGGCCACCGACGTCATCAATGGTCGGTTTCACGGCGGCGTAGTTGGAATCTAGATGCTCGTGGAAGTCCGCTTCGTCCATGATAACGAGCGAAGCGGTGGAGGAGCGGCCTGCCTTCTCCGTAGAAGGTAGCGCACTGATGCTAGAGCCGGTATCGGGGAAGTAGAGTTCTTGTCTGGAGTCGGTACCGAGGGTCGCTTGCATGTGCGAGTCTAGGTTCTCGTAGACGAACCGGCATTTAGCGAGCAGTTTCTTTGCTTCATCTTCACCTTGGGACAGCAGTAGTACCACTGACCCTTGCTTATACATGGCCATCCAGAGGGCGTATGCGGCTAACATCCAAGATGCGCCGGTCTGTCTGGACTTCAACCAGACCAACAGCTTCTTGGTTTCTAATATGCGGCAGACCTCAGTGAGATGAGGCCACCGTTCAAACGATATAGTCCCCCGGCCTGGTTGTGGTTCGAGGATCTTTACAAAATCAAGGAAATGCCAGAAGTCGCGTTTCGCTAGTTCAGCGTGTGCACTAGCGCCCGCGCCTAATATCAGTGCTTTTTGTTCCTCGCTCAAGCCAGAGATCGGGTCTGCTATCGTCAAAGCAAGCTCTTCTCCCACCGGATCTTTATCGACGCCGTCTGGGAAGCTTGGCGGTACCTATTGTTGCGGACCCAATCGTCTCCGCTGGTGATCCGGCCCACTTCCCAGTTAGATGCCTTATATATAGTACCGTGGTGGACTTCAGTATCTTGATAACTGATCAACCGTTCCACCGCCGGTAGGTTCTTCTTTATATACTTCTCCATATTGCCTAAACACCAAGACGCCGTATTTCTCGGCGCGTCCGGTGCGATCGCAAACCGGCGTAACTCCAACCAAGTTTGCTGTGGCAACGCCCGGGCTACCGGATTAGACCACATAGCACATGCATAATATATACCATCATACTCAAAACCAAAAGATAATGACGGCATATTCCCCATCTTAGGCAAGCGACTATGCCATAACCGGTTCAATCGCTTAGCCGTGGTCTGAGGAATAATAGTAGGAGAGAGCTGACGGGGCGACTGAGGAGGCGTCCCATCTTCTTCGGGGCGGAAAAAGAGAGGTGCGACCGCCCGCGTCAACTCTCGTTCCGAGTATACTACCATCCCCCACCATCCCGTGACGCCTCGTATTCCTCTAAAGCCTGTAACTTCTCTGTCGTCCGGTGGATGTGGTACGAAAGGCTTATGAACGCGCACGAATCACAGTGATCCGCACGATCTAACCTCAACCGCTCCGGCTCCATCGCCATACTAGTCATCCGTACCCACTGGTACTCGATACTAACCTCAAAAACCTCACACGGTAAATACCGCGGCCCCGTTATCTCGTATTCCATCTTGCCTCCTCACTCCTCTAAACCCTAGCGCCGTTTCGCAGTACCGCTGGCTCGCGCCCCAAATAGCCCGCGCTGCTTCTTAGTTAACTTGCGACCATGCACCGATCCGTGCTTCAAGATCTTCTTGGCCTTCTTCTGTGTCAGAGCCATTAGCCGTACCGACGCCGTACCGGCTCTCTTGCTGGCTGCCGTACTGGGCGACGTACTGGCCGTCGCACCGGTTTGGCTACCCCGGGCGCAGCACGCCTGCGCCTAGGCGCTACGGGTAGATTATGTGGGTTTCCTGGTGGACCATGTCTCGGCATGACTAACCTCCTGGTGCGGATTGACCCATTATACTATAACACAAAGTATAAGAAAAGTCAAATTTCCTCAGTATCTGTATCATAAAGAGGCCGGGGACTTATGTGGATCATATGGGGATAGGGGACCCATGTTTCCTGGAAAACTGCAAGGGCCGCCCTACGGGCCGACGCGCGTCTGAGTTCCCCACCCCACCCCCATTGGCCGGATGGGGGGTCGAGCACACAGGCAAGGCACGCCAGGCGTGGCCAGCCTGGCCAAGCAAAAAAATAAATAATTGTGGGTATCCTGGCCAGCCAGCGGGGAAATATTGTGCCACGCTCCCCAGAAAAAGGCCTTTATTGTGCCATCGCCAGGCACAAATGTCTACCAGGAAGCCAAAATAGCATCCACCTATTGGCTAAAATGCCAACAAAATAGGCAATATCGGCAATATTGGGGGTATCAGTTTATTTCCAGGCGTGAATGTACCCTTTACAACTGGTGTTTCAGCACCCATAATGGAGCCATCAGGCAACAGGAGGAGGTAAGCAACTGAAAGCAACGAGGTAACCAAACAGATTCCGTCTAGGGGAGTAAGGATTGGCTCAGGCGAATCCGGTCACCCCGAAGCCACCGCTACCAAGCGGGTTAAGGCACCCAGTGGATTGGTTAAGCTGGGAAGGTGAATAGATAGAGGGTTAGGCACCCACCGAAAGCGCAAGGATTGAATCACCTTGGTCAGCTAGCCAAACAGATTCAAGCATAACCAACAAGAAATCTAGTAAGGAACCTTATTATGACCCAGCAAACTAATCCGGTAACAGATATTCAAGCCGCGATGGAACTTCTCAAGGCAAGCGTTGGGAATATGACTCCAGAAGCAAAGCTGGAGTTTGACCAGATGACTGCCTCGAACTGGGGTAACCTCAGCTCGGATGACAAGTCCAAACTCCACAAGCTGGACGTGGCCAAGCAACTCGCCGTATTGAACGTCAAGGGAGTTAAATTCCTCAAGGCGTACTTGCAATATTGCAAGGATACCGGCGATGAAATCTCAATCCGGCCTCCAGGCATGATTCGAGAAAAGGATAAGAACGGGGTGTGGCAAGCACATTTCACGAGCTTACCTTCGAAGAAGGCCGACGAGGTTTGGCTCCCCGGTGGTAAAGACTTGCTGTTCACCTTTAAGGGTGTTCGCCACGTCAATACCTACATCAAGGACGGGGAAGTCAAGACTTCCCGAGGCTCTAAGGCGGCTTGTGAGAGCCTCTGCAAGGCAATCGGGAAGAACACTAGTGGGTCAACGGCGTCCACGTCAATCAAGCGTGAGCTTGAGAAACTGGACTCCGACGGCAATCCGGGAGGCGTGTCAAACTTCCGGACTCAACTAGAAGAATGTTGGATACAGCATCCTTCTATCAACGGCGGTAAGGAACAGAAACTTACCGAATACTTCCTGGCTCTCGATGGACTAGACGAGGCCGCTGACGAGGAAGATGGTAACGCGGAGGATGAAAGCGAAAGCTAGGCCAGCAAGGGGAGGCGAAAGCCTCCCCTTTCCCATCAACCACAATAACGAGGTAAGGAAATGTGCCTATTAAGTGAACGAGCTTGCAAGGCGATGCCAGGCAAGTTCGGGACGTGTCCTAAGCACAACTCTAAGTAAGAGCAACGGGGAGGCGGTGGAACAATACAAGCCTCCCCACAAATCAAAATATAAGGAAGTAAACACATGGCTGACCTAGTAAAGCGGGAAGATATTTTCCAAGAGACTATCAAGTATCTCACGATGGAGCTTGAGCGGCACATCAACGACGAGATGACCGCCAAAGGTAAGGTACAAGAGGCACAGGAGCTACTAAATCGCTTGCAACAGACTTGCTACCTGTGCGGGAGGCACGTACCTAACTACCGCTCGGTTGATATCGCCGCTCATATCGAACAGGAGCATCCTGGCATCCTGTACGACAGCGAGACCGGGGAGATACAAGTAGCACAAGTGGACTAACCCAGCAACGGGGGAGGCGAAAGCCTCCCCTAATAAAAAAGAGGTAAAGAACATGACAATCAATGAAGTACGACTCGACCGGCTCAAGCACGAATTAATGGACATCGGCTGGGAGTACATCCACATCGAAGAGATAAAGGGTAGCGGCCATGTCTACCTCAGCCAACAAGAGCCAGCCATAGAAGTCGAGGACTTCACGGAACGAAGCTGGCAGTGGACGGAGTTCCAGAATAAGCATAAGTAGGGATCAGGGGAGGCGAAAGCCTCCCCTCTCTTTTTTTGTGCTTTGCAAACTCGGTCCTCCCCCCACCCCGGCCCGGGCGCCTGCTCAGACCAGTGAGCACACCACCGGCCCGGGCCTTGGCTGTCCCGTGAGCACACCATGATCCCTCCCCCCGCCCGGGCCAGGAGCGTACCCATGAACCATACTCCCGCGGCCCGGGCCTGGACGCGTACGAATGAACCA